TAAATTATTATTTGGATTAGAATCTGAAACAATATATCCTAGAGAAAATCTTTTAAGAGCATCTGACGGTAAGTGGGGTACTAATAAAATTCTGAGAGCAATTGCTACTGTTGGTGAAACATCAGATTTAATTGGTAGAACAATTATAGGTATAACATCTGAAGCATCGGCAGTAATAGAAAATGTATTTAAATTTCAAATTGGTTCGGAAGAAGTCACAGAATTTATACTTAATGAAGATACTATTGTAGGTACTTTTTTGGTAGATGAAACTATTAGAGGAACAGCTTCTGATAGTGATGATACTTTTATTAAAGCAGTAATCACAGGTATACCTTCTTCTATTAGTATTACAAATCCAGGTTCTTTATATTCATCAACTGATAGTGTTGTTTTAAGTGGGGGTGGTTCAGCAGCAGTAGTACAAGTTGACTCTGTCGCTAGAGGAAATATTACAGATTTTATTGTTGAAAGTGGAGGTAGTGGTTATGAAATAGGTGACGATATAATTTTCACAAATACAGACACGGGTGGTGGATCCGCAACAGCAAAAGTTTCAGTTGTTAATGGTGGTATTGCACCAGAGGCTAATACTTCAGGTATGAGTGCAACTGATCACATTGTATTTGAAGATGAAACTACAAAAGGCGATATTTATGCAGGTAATAAAATTGTACAAGAAAGTGCAACTGGTACAGGTGATATTACCGATATTAGAATTATAAATCCAGGAAGTAATTATCTATCACTACCTAAAGTAGAAGTTGATGATACTAATGGATCAAACGCTGAAGTTTATGTTTATGGTTCTCAAATAGGTAGAATACAAAGTATAAGAGTTATTGAATCTGGAGCAAACTATGAAGAAAGTCCAACACCACCAACTTTACTTTTACCTAGTGCTTTAGTAATAACAAATGTATCTGGTAGTTTTGTGACAGGTGAAGTTGTGACAGGTATTGACTCAAGTTCTACTGTTGTGACTGGAAATGTTGTATCGTATGATACAAATTTAAATCTTTTAAAAATATCTCATGCTACAGGAACATTTGCTGAAAATTCTGCCTTTACTACTGCTGGAGGTGCTAATGGTATTGTACAAAAAAATAATTTAGGTTCAGCAACAGTCACTATCGGTAGTGTAGTAGATACTGATGGAAGTTATGTAAACCAAGATGGCCATTTAGATGAGCTTGCTATGAGAATACAAGATAGCTTATACTACCAAGATTTCTCTTATGTTCTTAAGGTAGGTCGTACAATTAACGATTGGCGAGATAGTTTCAAACAAACAATGCACACTTCTGGTTTTTATTTTACTGCTCAAGTAGATATTCAAACGCAAGTAAATGCTGAATTAAGATCATTTAGAACAATTAACTCTGGACTTGATTATGATGGCGTTCAAGGTATTATCAATACTCTATTCTCTACAATATTTGGTAGAAGATTAGGTACTACAACCGATGGTACAACTTTGCGGGTAAACGCTCAAGATGGAGTTGATCCAGACTTTACAGATTCAACAATGTCTCCTTTTGATAACTCAACTAGAGATATTACATTAAATAAAGAAATAAGATTCATATTTCAAACTAAACCTAAAACAACAATAAGAGATAATACTACAATATATGGTGTTGGTTTAGGACCAAATATGAAAACATTATCAGGTTTAATCTTAAATACTCATTACGCAAGTCAAATACAAATACAACAGTTGAATAATTTAAGATTAACAGGAACACATAATATAAACATAGATGGTGAATTAAACCAATTAAGTGACTTTGACTTTAAACTAAAAACGAATTTTGCCATGCCTTCAGAGATATGGATTAAAGATAACGATAGTTTTGATGAAGGCCATATTGGTTTTGACACAAATACGATAAGTTTTGATGCGGCATAAAAATGATTATAAATAGTTTAAACGATATTATTGTCACAGTAAATGATAGAGTTTTAGAAGAAAATAACGATTACATATTTGAAAAAGGTAATCTTATTTTTACTAAAGCACCCGAACCTAATGATAAAATATCAGTAAAGAAAAGAATAGAAAATGGCAAAACAAACAATTAATGTAGGTACTACGGTTAATGACGGTACAGGTAGTCCAATTCGTACAGGTGGCCAATTTATAAACGCAAATTTTACAGAAGTTTATAATGCTTTAGGAGATGGTTCAACAATCACTTTTAACTCTGCTACTGTTGCCTCACTAACGGGTGTAGAAACATTAACTAATAAAACTATACTTTTAGCGAATAATACTATAACAGGTACTACGGCAGAATTTAATACTGCTTTATCAGACAATTCGTTTGCCACTTTAGCAGGTACCGAAGCACTAACAAATAAAACATTTAATACTACAAACACATTCCCAGCATTAAGTTTGTTAGACGAATCTTCATCAGCTGGTACAGTATCTTTAGGAGGTACATTACGAATTAATGGTGATTCGAGTATAGCAGCAGCTGTGTCAGGTAGTACATTTACTATCTCTTTACAATCCGGTATTGATGCTACTAAAATAGCAGACGGGTCAGTATCAAGTACAGAATTTCAATATTTGAATGGAGTGACTTCAAATATACAAACTCAAATTGATGCAATATCTGGAGGATTACCTTCTCTTATCGCTGCGATAGCGTTAGGATAGTTTAAAAACTTGTATAAATATGAATAAGGAAAAAACAAAATGCCAGCAATAATAACAAACAAATTCAGACTTCATAACGCAGAACAATTTTATGAGTCTTTTACAGAAACTGCTTCAAATACTTACTATTTAGCAATAGGAAGACCTCAATCTTTTGGAACAAAAACAAGAGGTGATAGTAGAACAGTAAACGAAGGTTCTGATAGTTCACCACTAACTCCGGTAGATTCTATTGGAGATGAGTTTCATTATTTTAACGATCTTTTAGCAGCTAAAAAAATTGCTGCTTCGGATATTCAGTATGTAATACCAAGAAGAAACTGGGCAACTGGTACAGTTTACGATTATTACAGACACGATTATGGTAATAGAATTACTGGTGGAACAACTGTACAAGCAGCAAACAGTGGTGCTACAACATTATGGGATTCTACTTTTTATGTAATGAGTTCAACTTACAATGTTTACAAATGTTTAGATAACAATAGTAATGCTACTTCAACAGTAGAACCAACAGGTACTTCTACATCTATTCTTACAACAGGAGATGGTTATAAGTGGAAATATATGTACACTCTATCTGCTTCTCAACAATCAAGCTTCTTATCTACAGATTTTATGGGAGTTGGTACAAATTCAACTGTTTCATCTGCTGCAGTTGATGGAGGAATACAAATTGTTAAAATTAAATCGGCAGGTTCCGGTGCCACTGTAAACAGCACACATACGAGTATAGCTATTCGTGGTGATGGTACAGGTGGATTAGTTTCAGTCACAACTGCAGCAGGTTCAGTATCAGCTGTATCAGTGACAAATATAGGTTCAGGTTATACTTTTGGATATATTAGAAATGCTGATATAGTAGCAGCTGGTGCATCTGACTTAGCAGGTGCTGAATTAGATTGTATAATTGAACCAAAAGGTGGACACGGTTTTAATAGTGTAAACGAATTGGGTGGATACTTTGTAATGATGAATACAATTTTTGAAGGTTCAGAAGTTGCTAATTCAGGTGACTTTACTACTGCAAACGATTTTAGACGAGTTGCATTATTAAAGGATCCTCAATCTGGTGGTTCTGCTGCAACAGCAACCACTTTAAGAGCAACAAAAGCAATTCTACTAACATCTAGCTCTGGAAATTATACAGTTGATGAAGAAATAAATCAAGCAACTACTGGCGCAGTCGGTAAAGTTGTAGAATGGGATTCTTCTAACAAAATTTTATATTACATACAAACAAGATTTAATGATGAAGGTGTTGACGCTAACGGTAATTTAACAGCGTTCTCTGGTACTAATACTATCACAGGACAAAGTTCAAGTATTACTGGTACTCCTTCAAGTTCTACAACAACTGTAGACAATGTTGCATTTACCAGTGGTTATAATGGCGGAGAAATAGATGCCGATGCGGGTGATGTGATTTATGTAGAAAACAGATCGCCAATTACAAGGGCCGCTGACCAAACGGAGAATGTAAAATTAATAGTTGAGTTTTAAAGGAAGAATAAATGCCAAGTCCAACTGACTTTAACCTTTCGCCTTATTATGATGACTTTACAGAGTCAAAAAAGTTTCACAGAATACTTTTTAGACCGTCATTTGCAGTACAAGCGAGAGAGTTAACACAATCACAAACAATCTTACAAAATCAGGTTGAAAGATTATCTGACCATTTCTTTGAAAAAGGAACAATGGTAATACCTGGTGAGATTG